TCGCTCTCCACGAGTCCTTGCGCGTCCGCTCCGGTCGCTGCTGGGAAGTCAGGCATTCTTTTCCTCATTCAGAATGGGGCAGCCGTTTGGATAGTACGCTTGGCGCTCACAGAGCTTTTCGACCATGTCATCGATAATCGGCGTAATCTTATCCCCGAAAGCAGCCCAAAGATGCTCATCTAGCTCCTGTTGCGACATGCACGCCTCATAGTCCATTCTTGGGCGCTCCGATATTCACGATCTTGTCCACGCGGGTGTATTGGTCGCTGGCGACTTGGCTTCTCATCTCAGCCATCTACGCTCCTGGGTGCATGTGACTCAATCCGAGTCCCGCAATGGCGCGTTTCCGCAGCAATGGATTCTTCGATTGGGCGGCCTTGCGCATCCGCGCCTGCCCAATCTTCTCGCCCTCGGGAACGTGCAGCATTTGATGTAGCGCGCCTTCCTTGACGTGAAAACTGCCTTTCTTGCCAAGATCGACGTTATGGCTTTTCATATTCACCCGCTCCGGTAATGAACTGAAATCTGTAGCGTGGTTCCACTCCTGAACATCTCCGAGAGCCTTGCGCCCTGCCGGGCTATTGCCCCATCGGGCTTGCGCTTTGCTGACGAATGGCACGCAATCTCTCCCGTATCCGAATGACAAGCGGGGCCGGAACCAGACCGCTCACCGTCATCTGCTTGGCCGCAGCGCGTATCTGCCTGTCGGTTGCGCCCCAGCGCATTGACGATTCCTCCCGCAGATACGCCTCAATGAGCATCCGAAGGTTCTTTCGCGCTTCCCGCTTTCTTTTTCGGTCCAGCATCGGATTTCTCCATCCTGGCTGCCAGTTTCTCTTCCAAGTCCGCAATCCGCTTTTCCAATTCGCGGACCACGTGCTGCAAATTCAGAACTCCATGAGGCAGGCTCATCGTTTTCCTTTCGGCGCTTTTGGGGGCGGGTTTTGCGAGGGAGGCGCAGGCGGATACGGCAACATGCCCGCAACTGACGGTGGCCCAGGACTCGCCTGGTTAGGAGGGTCTAGGCCGCGTCCAATGCTTCTTGCGGCATTCTGCGAATCTTCCCAAGCACCGAGAGCAGCGGCTGCGCGGCGGAGGACATTACTCGCCTTCCATCTCTTCGGGTTCGCCGTCGTTCTCGTCCCCTTCGCCGGCAATCTGCTTCATGTGCTCATGCAGTGCGTCCAAGCTCTCGTGCTCATGCGGGCCGGAATGCTCGCCTGCCTCGGAGATGTGGTGCGAGGTGTGGCGTCCGTCGCCGTGGTGCTCGATGTGTGAATGAGCGTGGCCGGTTTCCGCGTGGCGCTCTTCGAGATGCTGCTTAATCGCCTCATCCCCTCCCGCGTTCTCCGGTTCCGTTTCGTGCGGCATCGGCGCTGCCTTCTCGCCCGATCCGCCCAGATAACCTTTGCCGAACTTCATGCTGTAACCTGCCGTTGCCATCAGTTCTCCTTGAAATTCTCTGGATTGGCCGCGAAATCGGCCTGAATACGTTCCCAATCGGTGATCGGACGGCTCTGCGCCTTGGCTTCCCGCTGTGAGCGCATGTATTTAAGCGCCTCCACTTCTACCGCGAGCGAATCTAACTGCCGATTAAGCGCGCCGAGCAGCGTGGCGTTATTTTCGGCAAGGGACTCGATGTCTTCCCAGCCAATCAGCGCCCTGAGCCATGCACGGAACATTTGATACCATCAAAAGACTTTTTCACCCCATTGTCAAGGAAGAACTTCGGCTTATTTCGGGTTTCCTCCCTAATCCCACCAGTTTTTGGGCTGTTGCGCCTTGATTCTTCGCTCCGTTTCGGCTAGTTTGGCAAAGTGCAGCGCCATCGGGTCTTTGATCTGCGCCTGCTCGCGCTCGACCTTTTCATTCCGTGTCTCCGCCATCGGAAAGGCGGCAAAACTCATCGCCAAAGCATCGCCGTTGTCGGGACTCGCCAGTCCTCGGGCTTCCATATCCTCTTTGCGCTCAAGCTGAATCGTGAATTTGTCGGTGTACCAGTACTCGACCCCAGTCAGATGCTCCTCAAACTCTGGCTCGTCTGGTATGTCTCCTGTTTTCAGCCACTTCTTAGCCGCCCCCCACACTTCGGCACGTCGGTTGCGGTACATGAACGGATCGGAAGCGGGAGCCGCCCCGTGGAACTCCTGCAATTGAAACGGCGTATGTGAGGCGTACCACTTTGCAATCGGCGTTTCCGGCCATTCTTTGCGCGGCTGATTGGGTTTGGGCAGGTCAGTCCTGATCTTGTCCGCGACCGCTCCGCCAATACCATCGCCATCCACGATGCATACCCGGGCGTTCTGCTCCATGATGTGGTGCTCGACCCGCATGGCCGTCTGCTGCGTGTCCCAACCTCTGCCACGTTCCAAAACAATCGCGTTGTCGCCACGCCGAAGCAGAATCACCGTTTGATTGCTCCCGAACCTTGCCACATCCACGCTGATGATCGGCCAGCCCGAAGGAGCAACCTGGCGTTTCCGTGCAGCCGCGACAATATCCTGCGGGATGAACTGACTCGACCCTGCTCTCGGAAACTCGCCACGGACGCGAACGCGAACGAAGTCTGAATCTTCGCCGTAATCCTCAACCCACTTGTCAAACAGAGCGCGATTGGTTCCCGGAACAGTTCTGGCGTCAATGTGTCTGGTACGCCAGCGGTGCGCCATCTTGCCGAAGCACTCTCTGAAGTCACCTGTATTCTGCGTTGGGTTCCCAAACGCTAACCAAATGATTTCAGTGTCTTTATCGGTCAATGCGCCTTGCGTGACCTGCCAGATTTTAGGCGGGATGCCCGATGCCTCCTCGAAGATTACGACGATTCGACGCCCAAGGTTATGCAGCCCCTGAAACGCCTCGGTGTTGTTCTCGCTCCACGTCACGCGGTCTAAGCGCCAGCTATCCTCATGGCCTTTTTGCGTGCTCACAATCCTGGTGGCAGTCTTGGTCCACCAGTCGGCATTGATCGCCATGCCGAACCACTTACTGACTTCCGGCCACGTCTTCGTAGTGAGCTGATCTTCGGTGTTGGCGGTAATCATCACCCGGCAATCGGCGCATGTGCTCATTGCCCAATGCGAGATCATCGCAATCAAGGCCGTTTTGCCGATGCCGTGACCGGAAGCTACAGCGATTTGGAGAGGCTGGAATCGGTCTGGGCCTTGCAGATGGTTACCAATGTCGCTGAGAACATCCGCCTGCCAGTCGCGCGGGCCCGCATATTCAGCGAGCGGCCCATACATGCCCCAAGGGAAGCTGTATTTCACGCAGCGCAGCGGATCGCTGGTGAATGAGCCGAGATCAGCAGCAACCGATTCAGCGTTGTTCACTGGCTCTTTTGCGTGCCGCATCCAACACGCTCGCTATATCCAGCGATCCGGAATGCTCAGTCTCGAATTTGTCTTTCCAGCCGAAATTCTTCAGCGCGAAGATCGCGCCCGTTGGATTGTTCCCGTAAAGTCGAGTTTCCGCGTAGTTCTCGCAGATCAGCTTGGCTTTCTTAACAGCCATTGAGAATTCAGGATCGACGGCCTTGTACTTGTCGGCTTGATAATCGTCGAGTGTATGCCGAACGACTCCTAGCGCCATGCACAGCCCGGTTACCGTGATGGGCTGCTCCGCCTCGCGTTGAGCGGCGAAATACTTATCAGCCTTCTCTGTGATCTCAGCAGCGGACTTGAATTTGAGCGGCCTTCCGCCGGGATGCGCCATTATCGCCCTCTTACAATCTCGTAAATCACAGCCCCGATCAAACCCGCAAAAACGGGAATCACCGTGGTAGCCCAGAGCCATTTAAGTAGGCTGATTCCAGCGGCGATGGTGTTGACCATTTCAATCAGGCCTGCCCTGCCGTTGCCTTGCAGCGTATGCTCCACGTGTTCTAACCTCTCGTCCAAGGCGCGGATCGTGGCCTCGATTCCGGCCTGACCCGCACGCAATGAAGAAACATCTGCGCCTTCCTCCACTGCGATTCCCCCAGAGATCGAATCTGCTCGGCAAAAAATCGGGGACGACACGCGCCGCCCCCAACGGTTGCCTTCCTACTTACCCCACCCGAACAGCACGCCAACTATCGGTTGATAGCCTGTGCCGCCCGAAACCGACCCCTTGAGAAAGCGAACCGATGGCATGACGTAGTAATCGCCCTTGATCTTGATCGCGGCGATTCCCCCACCACTCCACTGCCAGCCCGTGTTCTCTCCGTTCCACTCGATGCCCGCCGAAGTTGGCATGTAAATGTCGATCTTGCCGACCGTGGCTACCTTCTGAGCAATGCCTACGCCGATGTTCGTGCTCACCTGTAAAGGCCTTAGCGTATTAGGCAACGCATCTACTGCGCTGAATGCGTAAGTGCCCGTGTCGGTAACCTGGTGCGCATACAAAGCAGTACCCGCCACCGCAGGAGTTGCGCCCACGTTGTAGCTCGCGCCCGCCGCGTA